GTTTATCAAAATCAATAAAGAAAACTTCTCCACATTTTGAACATACACATTTTACATATTTTTTTGTTGTTGGTAATTGTTCTTGTTGTTGCTTAATTTCAGCCTTTTCAATTTGCTTTTCTAATTTTGCTTGTGCTTCGGCTTCCTTCTTTGCTAACATTTCCTCATAAATCTTTTGCTTTTGTTCATCGGTCATATCAGGTTCATTAACATTAAAGTTTTCTAATTCAGTGTTTTCAAACTCAGTATCAATTACATCAGTTCTTAAATCTAAATCCTTTAAAATGTTATCAAAGCCAATATCAAGTGTATCAATTTCGTGCATTAAGCCTTCTTCTAACCATTCACTTAATTCACTAATTCTATTATCAGTAATTCTATCAAGTTTGATTTGTTCTTCAGTAGCATTTGTAATAACACAAGGCACTTCTTCCATACCTAACTTAAACCGTGCTTTATATCTAGCGTGTCCTTTAACAATTACTCCATCTTTGTCAATTAAGATTGGAACATTAAATCCAACTTGTGGTATAACCTTAACTAGCATATCAACTGTTTTATCATTATTTCTTGGATTTCTAAAATAAGGTCTAATTTCATTTAACTTCTTCATTACAATTTGATTTACAACTTCTACATTATTCATTTTTTCTATTCTCCTTTATTATAACTTGTTTTTTTCTTAAATTGCAACAATCCTCTTTATCAGGATTAAAACAATACTTCCAATATTCATAGTGTCCTGCGACATCTTCGCAAACACTAATATCAGGTATTTTAATTTTTTGAATTATTTTTTTCTTTTCTTCTAAAGGTAAATGATGATAACCACCTTCATACAATATGTGCTTAGAATAATCTATCTTAAACCATTTCTTAATCCAAGCATTTACCCTTAGAAATTCAACTATGGCTTTTTTTATTCCTAAACTGTTCAATTTATCAAAATCCATAAATTCAGGTATTATAGGTGATAACCTGATTGCTACATCAAAGCCTGCTTCTTGTAATTTCAATATTGCTTCTATTCTCTTACTAGGCACACTTGCTTTTTCATAGGCTAAAGATAATTCATCATCTAACGTTGTTGTTGTGATTTGTATATGTGCTAAATCTTTGTCTAAGATAGCCATATATTCATCATTTGCTACAATGTGAGATTTGGTAACAATCAGGTAGCCTATTCTATACTTGTTTAGCAATTTTATTGTTTCATAAGTTGCTCTATACTTCAATTCGCAAGGTTGGAAGCAATCGGTCATACCACCTAGCCTTACAATTAGGCTTTTCGGCAATTTTGAGATGATTTTTTCCATTTCTCGTATATTTGCTACTTTAGGATTATAAGGCTTCCAAAAACCTCTAAAACTTAATAATGATTTTGCATAGCAATACTTACAATCGTGAGCGCATCCGCATCCGTATGTATCAAGTCTTGTAGGATATTTACATTTCTCACCTTCTCCACCTGATACTGTTGCAAAGAATGTTCCTTCTTCACCTATGATGAAGCGTTTATTCTTTTTTGGTATCTTGCTTTTCACTTGCTTCTTCTCTTTCTTCAATCATTAAAATATAGCAATATATGTCAGCCCATAATTGATAAGATTTAATTGCTTGAATAAAAACAATCTCAGGGACTTTCTCATAATCCTCATCATTAAAATCCTTTATAGCCTCGAAAATTCCCTTTATAGCCATTTTTTCTTTGCCCTTTGAGTTCTTAATTAACTTCTCAAATTCGCCATCTTTAAACATCTCTTTTAATGCTTCTTTTAATTTAGTCATTTTTTAAATCTCCTTTAAAATTTTTAGTTTGTCTTTTTGAACTACGCTTAGGATTTATTCTTGACTTCATCTCAATATGCTGAACTAAGCAAGGCACTGACAAAATGTATTTTTCACCTAATAATGAAAGTAAATCTCCCATCATATAATCATAACCTGTTGGATTTTTTCTTCCTCTCTCAGTTTTTAACCAATGCTTGTAAAACTTTAGCAGGATTGAATTAAACCACTTTGGCATATATACACATTGGTTCATACAAAATGTATTCCCTAACATAGCCTTTGTTTCATTTGTGTTCTTTAGAGTGAAAAATGAAATAACTTTATTAGGGTATTTCTTCACAACCTCATTTACTTCTTCTAAGAAGTTATCGCAAAGAATTATGTCATCTTCTAGGTTTAAGCAATCGCTATCTTTTGACATCTCTATTGACTTAATAAAGGTTTCCATTGCATTGCCATTAAAACAAGTTTCGTATTGTCCTTCAATTTGTTCAAACGATTTATCTAATACCATCTCAGGCATTTTTCTAACAATTATTTTCATCTCTTGCTTCAACCTGTGTATCAGTATATTTTTCTTGGCTATATTCCTTTTTCTCGAACAACTTGGCATAACCTGTTATGTATTTTAATCTAACTAATTCTTCAGCCTCTAAACCGAGTTTCATACAAATTGAACTATCACTTTCACCATTTAATAACATTTCCATTACGATATTTGACATACCTGTAATACTATGCTTACCTCTAGCACGATTGTGTCTTACTGTTGAGGCCATTAAATCAGCGAGTTTCTTACCCTTTAAAACTACACAAGGCAATTTGCCTTCGCAAGATAAATAAATATCTTTGTATCTTCTCATAATTGAATATCTATGGAAGCCATCTACAATTACATATCTATCTCTCTTTTCATCATAAATGGTAACAACAGGTTGAGTATAACCATCAGCCTTAACTGAGATATATAACAATTTCATTTCAGGTGTTGCTACACTATTAGGGTTATAATCATTTGCATATACCTTCTCAATTGGTATCCATTGAACTTCACTTATAGGTTGGTCTTTAATCATTTTTCAATATCTCCTTTAATTTTGTTTTATCTCTTTCAATAACCTTCTTAGCACTATTGCTAAATTGCATACTAACTTCGTGATTGTGATTTATTGTTCCATCAATATCATTTATTGCTATCTCTTTACAATGTAGTCTATACCATATGTCGCCTTCCTGCTTCTTCCAACGATTTCTAAACAATTCCCAATATTCTTTCTTTACAAGATGTATCAATAAATAATCACGATACTCCTTCCAATCTTTAAACATATATGGCAAGTCTTTAGGGATTGTATCGCAATCTTGGTCGAACATATGATTAGTTGTAGAAGTTCCTGCTATTCTACGAGTGAATTTATCATAAGTTTTAGGCTCGAACTCTTGTAGCATTTCTACTGACTTCCAAGCAGTTTCGTGTATCAATGCTGATACTCTCATACTTCTTCTAGGTAAACCATATTTGTATTGATAATCATAAATCTTGTTGTAAGGCCATTTATTCTTTGCTATCGCAATCCACACATCATCAAATGTCCAATCCCAAATTGGGAAGCATTTAGTTGACTTATTCTTCTCCTTACGCTTCATAATCCAACCCTGAGATTTATTGCCACTTACTAATAATCGCCTTGTAGGGTTTTCTTCGGCTCTAATACCACATAATACGCAACCGTTCTTTGTATCAGGCTCAAAAACGAATTTGTGTAAGCCATCTATTACATTGTGAAATCTATGTTCACCTGTTGGATTTACTTTAATTGAAATATCGCTTTGAGGATGACACCATTTTTCTTTATCAGCCTCGTTCCATATTTTCAAGAAGTTCTCCTCGTGGTGCATTGAATTTGTAAAGTCAAGTGGTATTTGATACCAATAAGGCTTTACCTCAGGATTTCTCATTACACTGTCCATATAATCAACTGTCGCTTGCCATTCACATTCTTGGTCTAACCAAAATACTTTTAAAGGCAATTTGTTCTTCTCTCTAGCAACTATCAGTGCTAACTGATAAACAACCGTACTATCTTTACCGCCTGACATTGCTACAATAACTTCATCAAATTTTTCATACAACATCCTAATTCTATCTAAGGATGCCTCAAATACATTTCTACCTGTGCAAAACTCGGCCATCTTCTAATAACTCCTTCCAATTTTCTACTTTTATAATTTGTTTTGCCTTATCAACGTAATACATATCGTTCCATCTCCTGTTAATAACATCACCCATTTTCCAATAAGTGTATTCACCTATAACAACATAAGTTCCGCTATGTCCATAAAAATACTCGATATGTCCGTTGTTTTTAATATATTCGCATAAGGCATCAAAAAAATCCACACTCTTGCACTTACTTCTTACAATATATTCGTGTGGATTTGAATTAGCATAAGTCTTGGCAAAGTGCCAAACTTCGCTAGAAACATCTATTATCATTTTGTCATCTCCTCTACTGAGTATTGTAAGATTATTAAATCTCACCCTTGTCTTATGCAAGTATCTATTAAAATATTATAATATATTTTTAATTATGTCAAGCACTAAGTAGATACTAGTAGATACTTTTTGCCATTTTTTAACTTCTCCTATATGATACATATACCTTAGAAGGTTTTTTAAAATGGGGGTAAAGTATCTACCTAATAAAAAAATGGCATATATACTATAAGTATATATACCATAGGTGCGATTAAGGTGTCTACCTGTTAGACACTATATTCAAGTATCACTCCTTTCGCTTTAAAGTTCATATTAACTACACCGATGTTGGTTTCATATTCAACATCAAAATCCTTACTTATGCGTTTTAAGTTATCAAGAATAAGTTTAATATCATCAGGGGTTAAAGAAGCCATCTTTTCATCTTTGCTATTACAAATCAGGATTTTACCCGCAAGTATTTCATTAGCGTTTCTACAAAAAGCACTAGCGTTCAACTGTTCTTTCAATAAGCCTTCATCATCACACCAAATATCGAAATATTTTTCACCGATTTTACGACTTATGCAATCAACAGGGGTAGAAATATCAATCTTTTTCTTAACCTCTCTATAATCGGCTAAAACAGTTGTTATATCAGGCTCTCCACACGGATTTAAAACTATGCAATCAATTTTTTTCATTTTTGTTTACCTCAATCATCTTATCTATTGTCTTAAAGACTTCATCTTTGATTTCATCATATGTCCATTTCTTCTCTTTTTCTTTAATCATTATTCTAAAACTTTCAGGCATAAAATAATAATCATTGTAATCATTGTAATGTCCATAATCCCAACCTATGTATTTTACATTTTCTTCTTCAGGGTTGAAATGGCAGTAATCATAGAAGGTAATACCACCGTGTACATCTAATGGTATCTCATACATATTATCATATTTCTTAATAAACTTATCTTCAATGTAAGCGCAAGGATGAATTCCTTTTACTGAAGTTATCGCCCACTTTACTTCTTTATATGAACCATAACCTATAACTCTTGGCTTAACTTCTTTTCCATATAGACTTTTGCTTTCTTGCATTTTTAATTTCCTCTCTTTTCTTCCAATATTCACAATTCAATTTCTTTAGTCTAGGGCATTGCTTCCTCAGGCAACCTTTTCTTTTTAATTGCCTTTCAGTTAAATAGTATTTATGGAAATAACAATAGGCAACACAACTTCTCAGGTTAGTCCCATTGTTATTCCACGCTCTTACTACTTTTTCATCTTTAATTTTTTTAATGCTCTTAGATAGTCCCATCTTTGTAAATTAGACATAGTTGACCACTTATCACTAGTCATACCCTTTACTTTAGGCATCTTTAAATTTCTACCATTTCGCTTCATCAGGCTTCACCTCTCTCTCTTAAAAATTCCTTGCAAACTTTAGTTCGCCTACCATCAATGCCTGTTATAACATATAATTCTTTATCATAGACTAAAGCATCCCAATCACTTTTAACTGCCTGACAACCATCAAAGTTGTTTAAATCATCAATAACTTCTTGATTGATTTTATCTTCATTACCTGCTTCCTTAATAGAATTCAAAACCGCTTCTTTGTCAAAAACTAACATCTTATTTCATCTCCTTTACTTTGAACGGATTTTCACCTTCAATTGCTAAAGGGTTAAATTCAACCTTAAAACCTAACACTTCAGCAAGTTCTATAGCACCTTGTAAAGCACTATTTCTATTGTTAAATAAATTTCCTGTTTTTGCTTCTTCTCTAAATAACCACATTTTGTATAACTTATTTTGTATCTTTTCTTTCATATTATTTCATCTCCTCTACAATACTTGTTTTTTTAAATTCAGCCTTGCTTTCACAATATCTCAACGCTTCTTCTTGAGAAGCAAAATCTTTCTCAAACACTAACCAACCATACTTGCTACTTAAAATCCAACATTTAAACTTTTTCATAAGGCAATTACCACCTCTCCATATTTGCATACCACTACAATACTATCAGGTTTATGTTCCTTAATCATTTTACCAATCATTACTGCTAATTGTCTAGTTCCTGCTTCAGCAACTATTACACCGTTTTCTTCAATAGTAAATTTCATATTAAGCCTCCAATTGTTCTAACCATTCAGCATTTCTAAATAATATATCATTTCCATCATATTCAAATTCAATTGGACTTAATACTTGTCCTGTTTTAGAATTATAAGCAACTAGTAAACATCTACAACCTTTAGTAAGCATAGGTGCTTTTCTATATTCAAGCATTTCCTTTACATCACGATAACCAAAAGAATTAGATAGACAAACACAATTCTCACTAAATCTTAAAAACTTTGTATCTTTGAAATATTCAATTTTACCTCTAACGTAATATTGTCCACGAGGCTTCTTTGCTAAGCAACCTCTATAACCACATACCATATCTCCGCCAAGGATTATTTCATTTGCTACATCAATTTCTAGTACCACTAAATTTTCATCTAAGTTTATAGCCTTTGCTATATCAGTTCTATCAGTTAAGTATCTCATATCATTTTCCTCTTTTCCGTTAGGTCTTTCTCAACCTTACATCTATATCATAACATAAATGAAAATTCCTGTCAATACTTTTTTATACTTTTTTTTATTTTTTTTAACTTTTTTTTAATATTGATTTTCTACGTTTAAAACAATTTAAGCAATAACTTATGTTATTGTCAACATAATCATAGCAAATTGGCTTACTCTTACCCGAGATGTTCCTCTCAATTCTTCCCACTGATTGTTCAGTAGTAGAAGGATTTTTTTGAGGTGTAGCCAAATGAAGCACTTCTAGTTCAGGTATATCTAATCCTTCCTTAGCAAGAGAGTATGTGGCAATGATTACATCTCCATCATACTGTCTAGTCTTTTGGTTTACTTTTCCTGTTATTGAATTTACCTTAGCAAATTGTTTAATCATATTTCCAAGCGTTTCTACTTGTTTTACACGATGGCATAATATTATTTGTTTTCTACCATTGTTAAACTCCTTAAAAACGTTATTTACAATTATTTGATTTCTTCTTTCATCGAAAGATAGAGTATTTATTAAAGCATTGTAATCTAGTGTTCCATCAGGTGCTAAATAATTCATCATATTGTAATCTAAATCCACATCAACTTTTCTATGTTCAGCCTTAATTATATAATTTCCAACTGCTTCTTTAGGTATCGTATGAAGCACATCACCTATTATTGTAAATAAAGATGTTATCATATTATCGGCTCTATTAAGTGTCGCTGATAATCCATATTTGTATCTACAATTACAATTAGTCAGGATTTTATAAAATTGCATAACCTTTGTAGGACTACCTACACAATGGTGGCACTCATCTACAACAACTATATCAAATTCATCTTTGTATATCTCAACATCTATTTTGCTCATAGTTTGAACAGTGGCAAATGTTATATCTTTACCAAGATGTATTTCACCCTCAGTTATTGTTCCAAAATCTCCCTGAAAATATAATTCACATCTTGCCTTACTTTGTTCAAGTAATTTCTTCGTATGTGTAAGCCATAATGCCCTTCCACCCACTTCTTTTATCAACTGTAAACCGATTTGTGTCTTA